CACGGCTTGCCCCATGTCGCGCACAAACGCCTGCGGCTGCGGCAGGCTCTTATCCTCCACGGTCAGTGTCACAGCGTCATCCCCATACGCCGAAGCGGCCAGGAACAGGAGCCGGTGAGCTCCAGACACTTTCGGCGTCCACAACGGGAATGTGGCCCGCCCCGTCTGAATCTGGCGAAGATTTTCCGACACCATGCGGAAACGGTGCTCAACCTGCTCCCCGCCATTGATAGGCGAATACCGGAGCCATATTTCCAGCATCGCATTCGCTTTGGATGAGAACCACGGAGTCAGCATCTCCACCTGGTACAGGCGGCCGGGATCGACGTCGACCACGAACTCGAAGAGGGAATCAACGTGGCTGACAACATGCCGGTTTTCATTCCCCCACGGCCACACTGACCCGTGGGCGATCACGCCGCGGGGCAGGGCAGCCAGGGTGTCGGCGAGGTCGGTGCCGCGCCAGGTGATCCGGTCGGCCACAGCGAGCGACTGTGTGGTCACCTCGCCGTCGCCGGTGATCGTGGCCTTAGCGAGCCCGTCGGTGCCGGTGATGGAGAGGAAGTCTTTCCCAGCCGTGCCGAGCGTGACAACCTCGCTGGGCTGGCCGCCGACCGACTTCACCACGTGCAGCCCCGTGGAATCCATAATCGCCGCGTCCCCGGAGGGGTCCCCGGCGACGATCCGCGTGGACAGGCGGATGGTGTCAGCCAGCAACTTGCCGGTGACCTTCGCGTTCCCTGCCTGGAGCATCTGCGTCGTCACCTTCGCGAACACTCCGACCTTCGCCCAGAGTTCATCCGAGGCGGTGATCTTGGGGGCGGTGACAGCGCCGTCGGCCAGTTGGACGTTGCCGACCGAGCCGGGGACCAGGACCTTCCCGGCGACCAGCATGTAGTCCTGCCAGGTTTTCGCGGCGGCGGACCACACCTTGACGCCGGTGGCCTGCTTGTCAGCGCCGGTCACCACCCACAGGTCGCCGTCGGCCGGCTCGGCCGGGGCAGTCCCGGCGACGGTCACGCGACCGAGAGCCCGCTTCAGAGCGTTCGCGGCCGCCTCACCCGACGTCGTCGCGACGTCCTTCGCGGCCTTGACCTCGTCGGCCAGTTGCTTCTGTGCCGCCTCGATCTCGGCCTTGGCGGCGTCCAGTTCGGCCTTGGTGCCGGCCGCCTCGAGGGCGATCTTCCCTGTTGCGCCCGTGGCTCGCGCCTGGCCGCCCTCGGGGAGCGCGGCGGGGCTCACCACCTGGTAGACGCGGCCGGTGCCGTCCTGGAGGCACACGCACTCCGCGCCGATGGCGGTCACGCCGCCGTCAGCCGGGGCGACGACCTCACTCACCGGCTCGTCGGCTGGGAGTTCGACGCGGACCATGCCGCCGTCCTCGACGTCGACGACGCGGCCCGTGGCCCAGGTACCGGCCTGCGAGCCGCTGCCGTAGGACGCCAGTTGGCTGGCGACGGCCGTAGCCGGGGACGGCTTGCGGTCGATCCACAGGTTCGGCTTCACCATGCCAGTTCCTCCATGTCTACGCGCATCTGCCCGCCGGGCTTGTCCACCGGTAGGGAGTAGGCGGTGACCTTGCCGACGATGACCTCGCCGGCGTCCGTGTGGACGGCGATCACGTCGCCCGCCTCCAGGCGCGGATCCGGGGCGATCTCCACGGAGCGCCTCGACGCCGCCGCGAGGGCGGTCGCCATGTTCGTGCTGGCGGCCTTCTGGACGGCCGAGGCGGAGGCTGCGGCGTTGAACTCTTTGCGCTCAGTGACCTGCCCGTACACGCTGGGCTCGTAGGGCCAGGAGGAGGCGACGGCGGTCCCGGTCCACTTCACGGCCGGCTTCTTGTCGTCCGACTGTTGCGGGGAGCCGACGACGACCCACCGGTTCGGGCGGCGCTCCACGCTCTTCCTGGGCGCCTCGATGAGGAGGTCCCGGCCCGTGTACCGGGCCACCGGCTCCGAGCCGTTGGCCTGCGCCCACAGGTGCAGGCAGCCATCCGCCTTCACCGCCCAGCCCAGGCCCCGGGCCACGCACAGGTCCCGGATCGCCTCAGTCCGACTGTGACCCCACTGAGTGGACGGGCTGACCAGCGGGTTCGGTGTGCCCGGATCCAGAACCACCGGGAGGGCCCCGGCGAGACGCTGCGCCTCAGACAGGACAGTCGCCCCGCCACGCGGGGACGACGGCCACGCCATCGGGTCCTGCTCGAGCACCTGCAGCAGGTCCAGGCACTCGACCTTCACCTTCCCGGAGGTGTCCTCCTCCCAGGACTGGTGCTGCCACCACCCCAGGTCCACCTCATCCCGGCCGGCCGGGGTCTCGAGGACGGCGACGACGTGACTGCGCTGCCCGAAGTTGTTGAGCGGGCTGGCCGGGCTGGTCGGCACCCAGGACGCGGGGCACTCGTAGGTCAGCTTGCCGGGGACCACTCGGTCGCTGGACCAGTCGATCTGCACGCCCTCGCACGGCACGTCCAGGGCGATCACGGTGCGCCCCAGGTGGACGTCAATCCTGGCCCCTACGGCGACAGGGCCGGCCAGGGCCTCGGTAGACGGGCCGGGCCTCATGGCATCCCCTGCACGCGGCGGGCGACCTCGATGGCGGACCACGCCTGCCAGCCCGGAGTCTCTGGGTGTGCCTCACCGTAGTCGGCCCACTCACCCCACGTGGTCACCGGGACAGCCCCCAACGGGGCATCCTCGGCGCGGGGCTCGTGCGCCGTCCACTTCACCGTCAGCTCGATCAGATCATCGATGAGACGCTTCCGGGAGACGCCGGTGACGATGACCATCCTCGGCGGCACCCCCGCCGTCGGGGCGGCCGGGATGAGCATGATCGGGTGGCGCGACTGGAGCACCCACCAGACGTATGCCTCGGCGTCGGGGTGGCAGGCGATGACGCCGCTCCCCGTCTCGGGCTCATCCCGTAGTGCCCACCGGGTCACCCCGCCGACGCGCTCCACCTTCGCCGACCACTCCACGGGATCCTCGTTGGACACGTAGATGAGGCCGGGGGCGCTGCGGCCGTCCCGGCCGGCCACGTAGACGCCGTACCAGTCCCCGGCGGGGCGGGTGAGCGACACGCTGTCGCCCCCCGCTCTGTAGGTGGTCTCGACGCCGGGCGCGGCCAGCCCGTCAGCCACCAGGTGCTGCCCCTCCCCCAGGCGGGCCAGCACACGGTCACCAGCGGTCACCGTGGCCGGCCCATCCACGAGGAGGGACGGAAGCCCGGACGTCGAGCCGATCCACCCCTTGAGTGCCATCCTGGCTCCTCTCAGTCGTTGCGTGACGCCTCGACGGCGACGCGCTCAGCCTCGACGCGCATCCGGCCGATGAGTTCGCCGTCGACGTCGCGCACCTCGAGCACCGAGGGCGTGTTGCCGCCCTTGCCGAGGATGTCGCCGATCTTGGACCACTGGCCGCCGGTGAAGACGGGCTCGGGCTTGCCGGTGGCGTTGAGGACCGTCGTCAGGCCCGGCTGCAGGAGGCCCCCGGAGTCGAACTTGTAGAGGCCGGTCGACGGCGACCCGTAGATCGGGGTTTCCCGCACCGGGATGCCGAATGTGGGGGCCTCGACCATCCGGCCGCCACCACTGGCGATGGCGATGTGGTGCGCCGGGTACCCCCAGAACAGCAAGGTTCCTGGGGTGTTGTAGGAGCCGCCGGGCGTGGAGCCCGCCTGGTAGCCGGCCGCCGTCAGACGCGGGATGTTGCTACCCATCTGGTGCGCCGCCCAGTAGACCAAACCGGAACAGTCGACGCCGGGCGGGATGCTCGATCCTCCCCACACGTAGGTTGCGCCGATTGCTTTCCGCGCGGCGTTGACTATGTCCGAGGCTGCCATGGTCGCGGTCTTGCCCTTGAGCCACTCCCCGAAGCCATCAACCCACTTCCCCGGCAAGGCGCCCGCCATGTCATGGAAGAACGCCGTCCCTGGCAGGCCGGCCATGGCCGCCTTCATCGGGAGCCGCATCAGGGCATCGACCGCGCCAAGCGGGTCGGTGATGATCGATGCGACCGCATCCGCCGCACTGGACAACCAGCTCGTGGCCGCGTTCCAGCCGCTGCTGGCAGCCCCCTTGATCTTGCCCCAGATACCGCCGTCGGCGAAGGCCGCGAACCGGGCGCCCTGGTCTCCGCCGGGGATGTGCGCCCCGCTCGAGCCGCGGGCGGCCGCGTTCATCCGGTGCACGGCTGCGGGTCCGCCGACCGCCTTCACCCACTCGGGCCGCATGATCGCCTCACCGCCGGACAGGGCCAGCGCCCCGCCGCCGTCGGGCGAGAAAAAGTGGTAGATATCCTTTCCCGGCGAATATCCGGGCAGCACACCACCAGAGGCGTAGCCAGGGATCCCGGAGACGGACGGGAGTCTCATCGACAGGCCGAGCTTCTCCGCAATGGAGTCCGCCGTCTTCTTAATGCCGTCGCGGTAGACCGTGTTGATGATGAAGTTGATCGGCTTAGCGGCGACCGACTTAACCCCATCCCACACGGTCTGAATACCAGACTTCATGGTCTCGAATGCCTTTTTGATATTCGTGGTGACCGTATCGAAGATCGGCTTGACCGTGTTCTGGAACCAAGACACGACCGTGTTGATTGTCGACTTGATGCCATCCCAGACGGTCTTCAAGCCATTCCACAGCGTGTCCGCGCCGGACTTGATGCCGTTCCACACCGTGGAGATGACGGGCTGCACGTAGGTCTGGAACCATGAGACGACCGTGAGCACGGTGGCCTTGATGCCATTCCAGATGGCGACGATCCCATTCCACAGGAATTGTGCGCCCACCTGAATCCCGGTCCACACTGCGGAAATGACCGGCATGACGTAAGCAGTGAACCAATCGGCAACGACCTGCACCGCGGCCTTGATCCCATTCCAAATCGTGACGATCCCATTCCACAGGAACTGAGCCCCGACCTTGATGCCGTCCCAGACAGCAGCCAGCACGGGAGCCACGTAGGCGTTGAACCAGTCAACAGCAGTGCCGACGGCGGCCATGATCCCGTCCCACACCCAGACGATGCCCGCCCACAGGTACTGCGCCCCGGTCTTGATGCCATCCCAGGCGGCAGCGAGGACAGGCCCAACGTAGGTGACCACCCAGTCCACGACTGTCGAGATCGCAGCCCACCACATCTGGAAGTACAAGACGACGGCGGTAGCCAGGACCCACACGGCAACCTTGATGCCGGTCCACACCCCAGAAAGGACCGGGCCGACGTAAGTGGAGATCCAGTCCACGACCGTCGAGATCGCCGTCATGATCCCGCCCCAGACAGCGGTCACCGCGCCGCTCAGGACCGACCACACGCCACTCAGGACACTCACGGCACCCGAGATCAGCGGCACCACATAGGAGGTGAAGAACCCGCTGACAGCGCCCCACACCGTGTTCCAAGTCGAGCTGAGCGCGTTCAGGGTTGCGTCCCAGTAGGGGGCGATCCAGTCCAGGAACTTCTTGAACTCGGCGGTGATCGCCGCCCACGCTTTCTTGCCCGTCTCCGTCTGGGTGAAGAACCACGCCAGGGCTGCGACGACAGCGAGAATCGCGGTCACGATGAGGATGTACGGGTTCGCGTTCGAGACCACGTTGAAGGCCGCCTGCGCCTTCTTCGCGGCGTCCACGGCCTTCTCCATTGATTTGAGGCTGGTCACCCATTTCAGGACGCTGCCGGCCTGCTTGATCGCGTCAATCGCCTGCGTCGCCTTGTGGAGGGTCCAGAAAGCGCCCGCAGCGGTGCCGACGGTGACGGCCAGGGTGGAGAGCATCCCCTTGTGCTCGATCCCCCAGGACGTGGCCGACAGGAGCGCGTCACCGACCTTCACGATGGCGTCTCGCAGGCCCTCCAGGAAACCGGTCAGCGGCGAGTTCGGGTCCAGCCCGAACAGGGGCTTGTCCGTCTCTCCGGTGAAGATGATCTCCGCGAGCCCCTGCACAGACGGAATGAGCGTGTCATTGATCCACGTGCCGGCCTCGATAGCGGCATCACGGACACTGGAGAGGAAGCTGACCAGGCCGCTGTCCTCGGAGAGGCCGAAGAGGTTGCCGTCGTACTTGCCCGTGAACAGGAGGGTTCCGAGGCTCTCCACGGACGGCACGAGGGTCCCGGTTATCCAGTCCCCGGCGGCCCGGGCGGACTCCCCGATCTTGAAGAGGAAGTCAACGATCCCGGAGTCCTCTTCGAGTCCGAAGACCTTGGAGGAGCCGTCAAACTGCCCCTTGGAGAGAATGTCCCACACGCCCTGGATTCCGGGCACCAATTTGTCGTTGATCCACCCGAAGGCCGCCTCTGCGCCGGTAGAGACGTTCCCCATGAAGTCCGTCAGGGCGGGCTTGATCTGGTCGACGATACCCATCGCCCCAGACACGAGGGTGGCCTCGAGGTTGCCCCAGGCGCCCTCAATCGTCTTGGTCGACGTCGCCGCCTCCTTGGCGACATCGGTCATTCCAAGGTCCATCACCGCGGCGTTGAATTCCTCGGCGGTGATCTGGCCTTTCTCCATCGCCTCACGGAAATTGCCCGTGTAAGCGCCCGCTTCAAGGAGGGCCTGCTGGAGTTTCCCAGACGCGCCAGGAACGGCGTCGGCGAGCTGGTTGAAGTTCTCGGTGGTGAGTTTCCCCTGACCAGCGGTCTGGGTAAGCACCATGCCGACCGACTTGAATGTTTCGGCGTTGCCCCCAGCCACCGCATTCAGGTTACCCGCGGCCTCGGCAAGTTTGTCGTAGCCCTGGACGTTGTTTGACGCCAACTGGGCGGTGATCGACTGGATATCCGACAGGCCGTAGACGGTCTTGTCAGCGTAGTCCTTCGTGGACTTGGTTAGCCGGTCGACGTCGGCCGCGGACTTGCCCGCGAAGTTCAGGGTGTTCTTGAACTTGTTCGTCGCGTCAGAGGCGGTGATCGCCTGCTTCGCGATATCCGAGAAACCCGTGGCAAGGCCAACGGTGGTGGCGACGGCGAGTGCGCCGGCGGCGATCTTCCCGACCTTACGGAACGCGCCACCCAGGCCGGAGACGATGCTGTTCTCCGCCCGCCTGGTGTTGACGCGGTTGAGCTTCCCCTCGACCTCGCGGGTGAGGTTGGAGCCCGAGATAGCGACCTGAATCCAGGCGGTGCCAATGTTGTAGCCGGCCAATCCAGGTCCTCCTCTATATGCTGGGAGGCCCCACAGCGGCGTGCTGTGGGGCCTCCCTTGTGTTGGTTATGTGCTGGCTTGGGCGGCCAGTTCTGGGTGCCTGGCAAGCCAGCGGCGCGCCTTGGCGTCCTGCCGCTCCTGCGCCTCCCGTGCCTTCTGCTGCCAGCCCGGTTCGGGCGGCTCGGGCGGCTTCGGCAGGTCGGACTGCTTGGCTCCGACGGCGCTGGCGATGTAGCAGCAGATCTGCCAGGCGGCCATCCTGACGGCGGTGACCTCATCGGAGAGGGCGACGTCCCCGCCCATCGCGCGCCCCAGGGCCGAGCCGGGCGGGAGGCCCCGGATGAGGACCAGCAGCCGCCTAGGCGTCAGCCGGCCGCGCCACAAGTCCAGCAAGTCGACGCCGTACACGCGCAGCAGGTCGGCCTCGATCTCCTCCCCATGCTCCCGCAGGAGCCCAGGGAGGCCGATCAGTTTCCCGCGTTCAGGGCCTCGAAAACCCGCTGGAGGAAGCCGCCCATGGCGTCCGCGTCGACCTTCCCGCCCCGGCGGACGTGCTCCTTCACGTCGCCGTAGGCGTCACCCAGGACGGCCTTGGTCACGCGCATCATCGCCGAGGGCGAGGCGCTACCATCCTCCATGGCTGCCAGCGCCTCGATCACCTCCCAGTCGGACTGGAAGACGGTCGGGTCAACGGAGACGGTGAGACCATCGACGGTCACCTCCACGATGCCGCCGCCCTTGGCCTCAGCCTCCTGGAAGTCCTTCGGGGTCGCGGCCCCAATCTCGGCGGCGCGCTTCCCGGTCTCACTGGTCTTCTTGCTAGTCATGTCGGTCCCTTTCGGTGGTTGGCGGTCCCAGGTGTGTGGTGACCCCACCCCGGCGCAGGGACCGACCATCCGCGCCGGGGCAGGGAGAATGAGGGCCTATCAGGCCGGGATCAGCGACTTCGCGTTGCTGTAGATGGTGTAGTCACCCAGCACCGAGAGCTTGTAGGACCAAGCCGTCAGTTCGCCCACCTTGAAGGCGACCTCGCCGCGCTCACCCAGTTCGAGGCGGGGGAAGACGATCCGCATACGGGTGCGAGCGTCCCCGGTGGAGGCGGTGTCGAAGACATCGAGGACGCCGGACAGGACGGTCACCGTGCGCTGCGCCTTCGCCGTCAGTTTGGCGACGTCCGTCTTCTGCGGGCCGGCACCGATCTGCTCCTGAATCTTCTCCGCCTTGGCGTTCAGGAAGCGGGTCACGATGCCCAGCTTCGACTCCAGGAGGGCAGCCTCCAGGCCGGTCTCCGAGGAGTCCATGAAGGTCCTCACGACGCCGTGGCCTTGGTGGCCTTTGATCTTGGTTACGGAGTCGTCCATGGTCAGCTTGATACCGTCGTCGGACAGCCATCCGCAGTCCTCAAGTGCTGCGGGAATCTGGGTCGTGAGGCCCTGGATCTTGGTGGCGAGGGCGGGGTCGTAGGGGCCCAGGAAGAGTGAGTCGTCGTCCGACCCGAAACCGAGCACATTGTCGGCGTTGACAGCCATTCTGTCTCCTTAAGAATTCCGTGTGGTGATCTGGTAGGTCGCGGTCGCCCTGGCCGCTGTGATGGTCGGATCAGGTGACTCGGCGGGCGCGTTCCCGGTCACTCGCGTCACCGGGTAGTCGCTGCCCGCCGTGAGGGCGTTTATTACGGCGTCAACACGAAGGGCCAGGCTCATTGCCTGGCCCGTAGTTGGCGCGAAGGAATCGATGGTGACCTGCCCGGTGGAGAGCACCCGCTGGTGCTGGCCCTGGCCGCCGGTAGCGATCACCAGGACCAGAGGATCCGGCGGGTCACCGTTCGCGTAGGGGACGCTGGACATGACCTGCACGTCAGGCAGGGCCGCCTTCAACGCGGCCATCACCAGGGCCTTCGTGTCCCTCGACGTGCCAGCCATCAGCCGCTCCCTCCGCCGTAGACGCGCTCCAGGACGTGCTTACGCGCCTGTTTCAGGCCCGCCTCACGGGTGCCGGCACGCACGTAGGCGCGGGCACGCGAAGTCGTCGAGGAGTGCACCTTGAAGCCCTCCCCCGCCCGCTCAGCGAGCCCCTTCGCGGCCCCAGTGACGGCTTCCTGCGCCTCACGAGACTGGAGCATCTGGGCGACGCCTGGCCCGTTGAGCCGGAACTTGATCTTCCCCATCAGGCGCCCCCCGTCTGTCTTGGGTCGGTGGCTGCGTGGAGCGTGACCACGGATCCTTTGGGCCAGCGCGCCGGGGCGCCCTCGACGCGGTACGTGGTGCCTGCGATGCGCAGTAGGTCCGAGGACCTGATGTCCGGGTGCTTGCCGCGCCAGTACAGGGTCGGCTGGCTGACGACCGGCAGAGAGCCGGCAGTGACCGGCTCGCTCGTGCCGCCAGGGTTGAACAGGGCGGGCGGCAGGGGCGTCTCCACAACCGGTCCGGGGACAGCCTCACCGTACTGGTCGCGCCCACCGTCGCCCGCCCTGAGCCTCATCACCTGGACCAGGCCGGCGGCGATCACGGGGCCACCGCCGGAGCCAGCAGGTCCACCTCGAACGCCGCGCTACGGCGGCCGCCTAGTTGCTTCAGTTCGGCCGCCCGGAGGAAGAGGTCCCCCTCGGGATTCGAGTAGGTGTACTGATCGCTGAACGGCCCCGTCGTGTGGAGCTCACCAGACACGAGCCCGCGTGGCTCCGGCAGTCCGTCAGCCGCCCCCTGCTCGGCCTGGAGTGCGCGCTTCACGACCGCGCAGGTGATGCGCTTCAGCGTCCCCGCAGTGGCGTGCTGCCACCTTGGGGCGGACGCCTTGATGAGGTCCGTCGCATCCTCCAGGAGGACCGCGGCCCGCTTCCGCTCCTGCTCGCTCAGGCCACGCCAACGCGCCTCCAGGTCCTCCACCGTGGCGAAGACTTCAGCCATTCTTGCCCCGCTTCGGGGACTCCTCCTCGGGCGGAGCGGCGTCCTCGGGGGCTTCGGGCTCCTCGGGGCTGGTCTCGGCGTGCTCGCCACCAATATCGGCGGCGTCGATACCCCACTCCTCCAGCAGCGGAGCAAGCGCCTGCATCGTGGCCTCATCCACCTCGGCCACCCCATCCACGAACTCAACGCGCGGGGTAGTCACCAACAGCGACGGGTGCTTGTGGCAAGTGATCCTCATGATTCCCTCTCTCTCAGGGCCAGCAGGGGCGCCCCACGCAATGCGGGGCGCCCCAAGCCGGTCAGCCAGCAGCCACCGTCAGGCAGCCGTGAGCCTTCTCGTTGCCGTACTCCAGGCCGATCTCCCCGTAGAGCTGCACGTCATCCGACGCGCCGGTCTTCGCCAGCGGCTCCGCGAAGAAGTGCCCCTTGTCTGGGATCTCCATGAAGACCGGAGACAGCTGCTCCAGGGACGCGACGATCAGCTTCGTCGCCGGCACGTACCGGTTGAGCATGATGTTCAGGGCCCCGAAGTCGGTCTCGATGGTCTTCAGGTTGACGCCGCCAACGTTGCGAGACGCCTCCTGATACTTCGCCTCCTTGATGAAGACGCGAGTCAGGGCACGCTTCAGCGTGGAGTTCACGATGAGGGTGCGGGTCTCGCCCTCCTGGAGGCCGCCGCTGTTCCAGACCTTCTCGATGAGGTCAACGACGTCAGCCTCAGTGAGTTCGCTGGCCTTGTGGGTGGTGGTCGCCACGTTCGTGGTGATCGCCTCGATGAGGCCGCGAGTCTTGCGGGGTGTCTGGTTGTCCGTCGGCTTGGCGTACTTCCCCGTGATGAAGGTCTTCTCGACGTCGCGGCCAATCTGCTTCAGCTGGGCGCTGATCTGGAAAGCCAGTTCGTCGGCAGGAAGGACGGTGCCGCCGATGGTGACAGTGGTCGCCCCGGTCGCCGGGGTTACCTGCTTGGTTGCGCCCTGCCGGGTGTAGGAGACGGACACGGCCTCCTGGTGGATCTCGGTGACGTTGGAGGCTGCGAAGCGCTTGCGGGCCTCGAAACTGGGGGCCTTCGCGCCCTCGGTGCGCTGGCGGCCATCCTCGGCGTCGCGCAGGTCGTAGCCGGACCAGGACCACTCGGTCCCGCCGATTGACTTGCCGCCGGTCAGGCCACCAATGGAGGACAGCAGCGGCGTGTCCTCAGGGCTGGCGGCGAACAGTTCGCCGACGTAGTTGGGGCATGAGTAGGTGGTTGCCATTCCGGTGATTCCGGGCATGGTCATTCCTTTCGTTCGTGATGGCTCATCAGTGGGAGCCGAGCTTCAGGGCCTTCAGGGAGGCCGTGAGTGTCCGGTCCCCGGCCGCTTCGGCTGCGGCGATACGCTCATCGAGGGAGGCCGCTCCCGCTCCGGGCGGGTTGCCGTGGTGGCGGACGACCGGCTGGGCGGGGGCCTCGGCGGGCTTGGCCTGCTCGGTGGCCCACGCCTTGACCTGCTCGGCCCAGGCGGCGGGGTCGTCTCCGGGGCCGGCGAGGATGTCGACGGGGACGCCCGTCTTGGCGGCGACCTCGGCGCGCTCCTTCTCGGCCCGCATCGCGGCAAGGTCGGCCTGGAGGGCGGCGAGCGCGTCGGCCTGCTTCTGGGCCTCGGTCTTGCCTGCGTCCTCAGCGGCCTTGATCTGCGCTGCGAGGTCGTTGGCGCGCTTCTCGGCCTCTCGGCGGGCGGCGCGCTCGGCGGCCAATGCCTTCTTCCCGGCATCCCCTAGGGCCTCGGCGGCGTCGCCCGTCGCGGGCGCCTCCCCCGTGGCCTCGGCGGGCTCGGTCGGCTCCACGGCCTCATTGGCGGCCTTGGTGGTCTTGTCCATTGGGTTCTCCCTCGGTGATTGGTGCCATCGCGGCACGACAAAGCCCCCACCGTCGCGGCAGGGGCTCGTAGGTATGGTTGGGTCACTCGGCGGGCTTGATCCCGTCAGTGAAAGACTCAGGGGCGATACGGCGCATCTCGGCGGCTATCGCCTTGTCATCGACGGTGGCACCGGACGCCTTCACGGCCGCCCTGGCCTTGTCGTAGGTGGCGCGCAGGCCCTTCGGGTCGTAGCCGTCGATCGACGGCTTCTGCCCCTTCCACAGCGGCGTCGGGACACAGTGGCAGTCATGGTGGTAGGAATGCCCCTCACCGCCAGCCGTCGCCTTCGTCGCGTAGACAAAACCGCGGCTGGCAAGCATCGAGCACCAGGCGCAACAGCCGCCGGGGCCGGGTATGCGCGCCCACCTCGGGCGGGCCGGGTCAGCGGCCGCACTCATCTCCACAGTCCGCTTCCCCTGCGCGACGATCGAACGCGCCAAGTGGTTCCGCAGCTTGTCGAGCGTGTCCTCAGGGTCCCCGTCAAACAAGCCCTTGGCGGCCCACCTCATGGTCCGCTCCACCTGCTCGGGCGACAGGCCATCGGCCAGGACGGCGGTGAACCCGTCGCCGGCGGCGGACACGTCACGCAGCGCGTCATACCAGTCAGCGGCAGACGCGGCCGAGATGTCCCCGTACCGGGTCAGCAGCCGGTCCATTACCTCACCGAGCGCGTCGCGCGCCACGGCAGGGTCAAGGGCTGCCAGGTCCAGGCGTGCGGCGAAGGCGTCGAAGTCCTTCACCGCCATGTCGGCCGCCCGGTCCAGCGCTTTGTCCAGCCGCTCCAGGTCAGCCCGCGTCGCCACCGCTGGTCACCTCGACCGGGGCCTCAGCGGGCTCCTTCGGCGCTTGCTCGGCCGGGGTGGGCGTGGACGCCAGCAGACGATCCAGCACCCCACCAGCCTGCGCCCGCCTGATCTGCGACCGAATCCTGACGATCTGCTCAGCCGAGTAGCCCAACTCTTCCAAGGCCACGTCAGTCTGAGCAAGCTCCGGGATCGCCGAAATCTGCTTGACCACGGCGTCGGACTGGCTGACAACGGACGGCATGGCAGGGTTCCGCCACCTCGTGGCGAGGTTCCGCACCTCATCGTCCATCTCCGACACGGGGATCCCGTCACGGAGGCAGATCGCGTCCTGGACGATCCGGTTCAGGCCGTAGCCGATCGACCGCGTGGTGTTCTGCGCCTCGATCACCAGGTCTTCCTTGGCGGCGTAGATCGCCTCGGCGCTACTCGGGTTGTCCTGGACGATGCCGAGCGCGGAAATCGGCAGCGACGTCGCCGAAGCGAACTCAGCCGCCAGGGCGCGCTTCATCGCCAGGAACGGCTCCATGGACTGCTGCGGGATCACCTGCAGGTCGGGCTTGTCCCCGTCCTCATCCTTCGGCAGGGACTTCAGGCGCCCCATGTACCAGGACCAGAGCGGAACCTTGTCGCCCTGGGCGTTCTGGAACATGGTCTCATCCGCGCCCAGCAGCAGCAGCGCCGGGGCCGCGTACAGGTCGCTACTGACCTCGGTGCGGAAGCCGGCGCGGACCACCCTGTCGGTGATGGACATGACCTCACGGCTGATACGCGACCGCCCAAACGGGCGGCCGAGCGCCGGCCGGTACGGAAGCGGCTCCATCGGGACCCGCCCCAGGGAGTGATCCATCCTAGCGACAGCCACCCACCCCCGGTCACCCAGGGCCAGGCGAGTCACATGCTCGGCCGTCAACAGCAGCACCGACGTCGGCTTCCCGTTATCGTCGGCGGAGTCCACCAGCAGGCCAGCCTCAAGGCCACGACGGCGCACGTCCCACAGGCCCGTCGCCCAAAGAGCGTCAGCGCCCGTCACAACCACGTCAGGATCCCCCGCGGCCGGGTCACCCGGCAGGGCCACCACGAACGAGCAGCAGTAGGTCAAGGTGGCGTCCACAAGCTCGGGCACCAGCAGGTCAAAGCGGTTCTCATGCAGCAGCGACATGGCCCCCAGGGGATCCTCCTCGCCCGACGGCGACGTAACCCCATCCCACATGCAGCGCGACGCCAGCGACGTGACCGCCTTATCCGGCCAGCCACACACGATATCCAACTGGTCCCGCATGTAGGGAGGCACCGAGGCGCCCAGAAACGCCACGTTCACCTGCATGTCCCGGTACTGGCGACGGAGAGCATTCCGTGCCCGCTTGGCCTGCCACTGCTTGATGAGGCGCCCCATGACGGCGGCGTCATCCTCGGCGAGCCCGCGGACGTCGGTAGGGACAGGGGCGTAGTAGGCCCGGAAGTCCATCACATCACCACCCCTACGCGGCTGCCAGCCAGTTCGCGCGGCCGTCTCTTCGTTGTCTTCGTGGCCCAGTGGGCCAGTGTCAGTGCGTCCATGCCCGCAGAGGTCATCCCCTCCGGGGCGGTCCAGCCGAAACCGCCGCCCGCGCCGATCTTCCGGCGGCTAATGACGGCGGCCTCAGCCTCTAGCTCGGCGTCGTCCGGGTGCGACAGGGACCGGTCTCGGATCGCGGCGTCCATCATGGCGTGAGCGGCGATGACCTGATCCGTCGTCGGCGTCCAAATCACCTTCGGACTGAACCCCGCGGCACGGAGCCGATCAACCAGGTCGCCGGCACCGGACTTGCCGTCCACGACGATCTGCGCCCACCGATCCCGGTGCTCCAGCAGGTAGTCAATGATCCAGTGCACGCCCTCACCCATGTTCCGCACCCCCTGCGAGGTGCACAACTGGGCGTAGACCGCCTCACTCTTGCGCTCGGGCTTCCGGCCAGCGCGAGCCAGCGCTACCGTGGAGCCGTCCACCGAGAAGCGGACGGCGGCGCACCAGCGCAGCCCAGACGGCGGCTCATCCACCGTCAGCGCGTTCCACGCCTCACGGCCAATCGCCTGGCTGGCGACCTCCGGGTCCCAGATACCCAGACCCTCACGCCGGAAACTCTCAGGACCAAGCTGGCGCTTCATCCGCAGGATCGCCGACTCCGGCGTCCGATGCGGGTAGGAGGGGTTTCCTTTCTTCCACTGGCGGCGGTCTTCCGGGTCGGCGTCGTCATCTGCGCCTACCTCGGCATACAGGCCATCGCGCAGGTCGCCGGCGAGGGCCTGCTTCCTGAACGTCGTGAAAGCCTCAGACGGGTCCGTTGGTCGCGGCGGCGTGCCCAGCCGCAGGATGAGCGGGTTCGGGGCCGTGTTGACCGCGGGCACCATGTCATCCAGCGCCCGCTGACCGAGGATCTGCGCCTCGTCAAAGACGATGATGTCGACGCCAGCGAAGCCACGACCGAAGCCACCCTCTCTAGCGCCAAACAGGATCCGGGAGCCGTTCGTGAACTTGATCGACTGCTGACCGTTCGCCTGCCTTGGTCGGCCGTCGATGTACGGGGCGATCTCCGGTTTCAGGGCGAGCCCCTGCATCGACGCGAACGTCTCATCGGCGGTACGCGTCCTGTGCGCCGTCCAGAGGACGAACAGGCCCTCGTTCAGGGTGCACAGAGCGAACACAATCGCCCCGAAGGTGTAGGTCTTCCCGACCTGCCTAGGCATCGATACCTGCACGCCGTCGATCCCCGCCGCGTAGAGCCCACTCTTCCGCTTCGCCAGGATCGCGCGCCCCAGCCCATCCTGCCAACGGTCAAAGCTGAGCCCGAAGCGCTTGGCGCGATCGCGGACGGCCGGCCAGCCCGTGGACGTGATGCCCTCAGGCAGGATGAGGTGCTTCGCGATGTCGGACAGGCGGGGCTCAGATGTCGCCGAGCCCATCCTCATCCTCCGTCGCCTCAGTCGCCGTCTGCCGCTCACGCTCCTCGCGAGCCAGGTCGATCTCCCGGATCGACTTGTCCACCTCGATGAGACGGCGCGACAGAGCAGCCAGGTCACGCGGGGGCGTATCAGGGGCGCTCACCGCGGCCGCGAGACGACGACGGAGCGCCACCATCACGTCCCGATTGTCCCCATGCTCCGTCGCGTCCAGGACGCTCATAGGGGCCGCGGGGGCCGTCTCGCCAGCCTTCACGGCGCGAAGTTTCCTCGCGGCACCCATAAGCACCCCCTTGGGAAAAAACAGTGGGGAGAGATGCCGCTATACCCACGGGGGTGCGAGAGCGGGGGACGGGAGGGTATTCCCCCCTGTCCCGGCGTTTCTGGCGGCTACTCTACCAGGTTTCTGTGTCGGTTGTCTGTTGAATTCGGGCCACTGTGTGACGTTTGCGTTTCGGTGGCCGTGGTTTTCTGCCGTTTCCTTTGCGTTGGTTGCATTTTCGGCAGATGATTTGAATGTTCTCTAATGAGTCGTTTCCGCCTCGACTGTGAGGCACGATGTGGTCGGCCTCAGGGCTACTAGGCAGTAGGCCAGCGTCCCAGGTGAGGCGGACGTGGCAGAGTGGACAGTGCTCTAGTCCTGCGGCGCGAGCGCTGTGCTTAGCTGTGGCGGAGTTCCTGAGCCAGCGTGTGGTGCCGGTGCGTGAGGTGGCCGTCGGTCCTCCTCGCGCGTGTGCGCACGCGGGCCGCGTCGTGCTGCTGTGCACGTGCGGCCCGCGTCGCTTCTCCCCATTCCCTTCTCCCCAGAAGGGTAGGCAGTAGTGGAGCCCAGCGACCGTGCGGGTCGGCTGGGCTCTGACACTTTGCCTATGTTCGTATGATGCGCGTTTCAGTGTGGGTGTGCAAGTGGTGGCACGTCTGGGCGTGTTGCGGTTTGGTCACGGGGTGGGGGCTGTCTGTTGTGGGGTGCCCCCATTGTCGATCCCCCCTCCCCCTGTGTTGATACCCCTGCCCCCTTGTTTGATGGGGGTGCCCCTGTTTTGTGAGGGGGTGGGGTGTTTGTTGCAGGCCCCCTTTTTGTGTGGCCTACCCCACTGTTTGTGTACGCCCCTCAGGCTTGCATTCATTCAGTATGCTGACATACACTTAAGCCATCGGGAACGAACCCGATACCCCAACTACATAGAGAGGAGGAACCGTGAACCAGGTTCTCACCATCATCGGCACGGTAGCGTCGGTGCTGGGCCTACTGGTCTCGCTGATCGCACTGCGGCTCACCTGGCCGCCGGACGGTAACGGCAAGCACCGGAAGTGAGAGACGGCGGGGGTTGAAAATGTCCCAATCATCTTCAATCCCCGCCCTCCTGGTCAGGGTACATCCTCTCGGGAAGGAACACCATGACTGAGACCGGCCGCCGCCGCGTTGTGATCGCCTCGCTGGCTGTCGCCGTCGTCCTGGCCCTGGGTGGTGTCGTCGCCGCAACGACCACCGCGCTGGCGCTCTGGGTGATCTGGGGTGCGAGCCTCTGCGTCGCCTCCGGCAACCTGGCCACCGCCTTCGCCCGCCGCAACAAGAACTAACCACACCCATCGCCCGCCCCGCGCTGGGGCGGGCACCCCCCGGAAAGGAACTCCCCCATGGCCCACTACAACTGGCACCCCGCCAAGTACTACGACACCCCCGGCGCTGTCCTCGCTACTGATGCCCCGGATGGTGCGCACATCACCTTCTTCCTCGACTTCATCGACGACGACGTGCAGGCGTCGTTCATGGTGCGCCACCCTGGCGGCTACTACTCGACGACGGAGGACCCGGATCGCTGGCCCGAGCTGGAGCGCTACCTGCCTCGCTCGGAGTGGCCCGAGGAGATCTACGCCGGCCAGCACGGCCCGACGGAGCGTCACCCTGACCCGGCGGTGACGGAGGCGATCGACGCCTACCGCCGGGCGATGCTGGACGCCCTGGACGACTGACACCCACCTGCCCGGCCCTCACCTCGGGGGCCGGACCTGACCTGGAAGGAGTAGCGATGAGCGCTGAGACTGAGCGCGCGTTGGAGGAGGCGCTGTCCGCGCACCTGGCAGATGAGAAACCGGGCGACGTGCTGGGGTCGTGGATGCTGTTGGCTCACGTGGATTCGATGGACTATGCGGAGCGTGAGGTGAGCGCCTATGAAGCGTTCATGAAGGGGAACGCCTTCACCATGGTGGGAATCTGCGACGCCTGGAAGTGCAAGGCGCTGATGGGCTCTGGGAGGGACTCATGAGCGCTGAGGATGTCCCGAGCTTGATGGAGTTGGATCGGCTGCGTTGTGAGGTTGAGGCGGTTCGTGAGGCGCTGGGTGAGGTTGAGGATCGGCGTCGGGCTGCGGCGGTGGCTGCGGTGCGGGGCGGGAAGGGTAAGCGTCCGGTGGCGCTGGCGGCTGGGGTAACTCGGCAGACGCTGGACAAGTGGCTGGGAGACTGGAAGCGCAAGCGCTAGAACTCGCGCCCGCTGACTGCAAACGAGGGAGGCGCCCCACCTGTCTGGTGGGGCGCCTTCGTCATGTTCGGAGGACCAGTAGTGGCCCTTCCTCTCTTGGGTGGCCTGGGAGCCTCATGATGGCGTGTCCAGGCCCGAAGGGGGTGGCCTTGGCCGGCAGCCTGCCGGGCTGGTTGACGGCGATGGCTACGCGAGCGATTGCGCCTGCTAGGCGGTCCCACTCGGCGTCCTCGGCGTCGCGCTTGGCCTGTTCCTCGGCGCTCGCGGCCACCCAGGGCGCTTCGGCCCATGGGTGCACGATCTCGACGTCGTTCACTTCATGGCTCCGATGGCGTCGCGGGCTTCGGTGAGCATGTCGATCACCTGGTCTATGGCCTCGGTGGCGTCGGCGGTTGGTAGGCCGGCTGCGAGGCCGCCGATGGCGGCGGCGTGTCCCATCATGGCGGCGGTGAGGCTTCCCTTCATGGATGCCTTGACGGCTTCCTCGGCGACGGTGGTGATCGCCGTCTGGATCATCTCTGGCGTCATGCTGCCTTGTCCTTTCGTCTTGCTGCGGCGGCGAGTAGGTCGCCGACGTGGTATCGGCCGTCGTGGTCGGTGAGGTGGCCGCGGTGTTTCCAGAGTCGGATCGTGGCCGGCCGTGTGGGGTAGCCCGCCTGGGTCAACAACCGGGCACCTTCGTCGGGGGTGACTAGCCAGTCGGCGGCCGCCTCCAGGTGGCTCGCGAGGAGGGGCTGCAACTCCCATTGGGTGTCGCAGGCCGGGCAGCGCGCCCACGATGACCCCGGTGGGGCGTAGATCGGCTGGTCGCAGGTGCCAGCGTCCCCCAGGTCGGTGAGGCACCTGCCGTAGAACCTGGCGTCCTCGGGGACGTCCACGAGCGCCGTGATGGCCCGGATGGCGGCGAGGACCTCGGGGATGAGGGTGGCTAGCTCGGGGCGGCCGGGGTGCGCGGACGCGCCCCTGAGCGCCCATGAGACGTCTGTCCACGTCTGCGGCGTGGCGGTCCCGAGCAGGTCATGCGCCGCCCACTTCCCCCACTTCAAGAGGGTCCTCTCGTGGGCGCTCGCGGCCTGGATGATGCCGAGCCTCACCGGGGGGCGACTGCATGGGGTGACGCTGGCCCCGCCGCCCTGGCCGCGCCTGAGCCCGGCCTTGGCGACGTCCAGGGCACCCATGAGCACCGAGATGCCCTGAACGGCCCCGTCGAGCCGCCGGCAGGCCGTCACGCTCACGAACCTGTCACCCCGCAGCGGCTCCCCCGTCACCGGGCAGGAACGGGCCTCGAAGCTCACGCCAGGAACCCCGCGGCGACAGGGACACGGATCTCCCCACGCCACTCATCCAAGGGAGCGACCATGCCGTCATCCTGCCCGTCGGCGACCTCACGACGAATGAGATCCGGGTTGAGGACGTCAGCGAGGTCCGCGAGCTTCTCCCCGCCGATGGTGACCTGCCCGTCACGGATCGCAAGGATGATCGCCGCCGGGTGCTGGTCACTCACGGGTGTCCTCCTTCGTTGAGTTGTTGGCCCGATCTGCGGCGTAGCGGATGGCGTCGGCGATCTGCTGGACAGCCCGCTCCGCCGTCTCAGCGCGCTCGCGGAGGCCCCTGATCTGGATGAGCGCGCACCACATGGCGACACTCAGGCACAGGGGAGCGAGCCCCGTCAGAATCCAGTGAATCCAGGCTCCCATCAGCGGTCCTCCTCCTCGATGGTCTGGGCGGCCCACGCGAGGGCGTAGGTCCCGGCGTTGATGAGTTCACCGGAGACTGAGGGGTGACCGTCACCGAGCATGCTGGCCGTCTCGCCGACAATGCCTGCGAGGACGAGGAATCTAGCTGGGTCGCTACCGATGACCTCGGGCATCGACCTGGCTCGGCTGCGCATCTGCTCGACAGCCACCACCTCCTCCTTGTCGGCCTGTACCCAGTCGGCGCAGATGCGGGCGACCATGGTGAGCGGGGCGGTCTTGCGGGCTGCGCTCTGGACGCTGGCGAGGGCATCCATGAGGAGCGAGAGGCGCTCCGCGGGCAGGGTCTCGGCGTCGACCATCGGCCCGCCCGCGTCCTTGACCCTGGTGACCGCGCGGTCGAGTGCGCCGGGCTTGCCGGCGGGCAGGTGGGAGAGGATGGTGGTGATGGCGTCCGTGACGCGCTGGGAGTCATCCGGGTCGTACATGCCGAATCCCTTCCATGCTGCCTTGAAGTCCTCCAAGGCGGCGGTGGGGACGGCCGTGACGTCCTCCCACTCGTCGATGTCATCGGACGGGGTTTTGCGGAGAATTGAGTTCCCTGCGCGGGGGCCTGTCGCCAGGAGGTACTTGCCATCTCCGACTCGGGCCGCCAGTCCGTCATGGACCGGCTCGTTGTACTCCCTCCCGTGGATGACGCGGATTAAGGGGGCTGTGGGCCAGTTGGTCATTTCAATTCTCCTGGGGCTACTGGGTTCGGATTGTGACGTCTTCTGTGGTGGTTTCATGGCCGCATTTTCGGCAGCGTATGACGGCGATTTGCCCCCAATGGACTCGGGTGACGCGGTGCGGCCGGTCACTGTTTCCGACCGCGTGGAGTTCGACTGTCACTTCCGGTTGGAGGTAGTGGTCACCGCACCGGATTCGGTGCTGGTCTGGGTCGTATACCGCCACGGGTCAGCCTCCGATGATTGCGCGCCAGGTAGCGACGATGATCCACAGGATGGCGCTGATGACAGCGAAGGCTGCGGTGATGGCGAGGATGAGGCCGACGGCCTGTCCGAGGCGCTGACCGAACGATGCTGTGGGTTTCATGGGTTCTCCTAGGGTTGAGCGGGATTCTGGTGGGTTGGGGGTGGTGGCTGGCCCCGGCCCAGCAGTCGGGGCCAGCCGTTGGGTTTAGAAGGGGGGCTCGCTGGTGGGGGCGCCCCCGGTCCCCCACGGGTCCTGCGCCGCCGCGGGGACGTTCCCCGAACCGAACGCCGCCGGCTGCGCTGGCTGACCATGCTGGGTGGGCTTCGGGTGCAGCCCCCAGGTGTCCACGTTCAGGTTCAGGGCCGCGGCCGGCTGGCCGTCGTTCCCGGCCCAGGCGCGCACACCAGGGCGGCCGGTGAGGGTGAGGAGCTGGCCTTTCTGGACGTGCTCACAAAAGGTCTCCGCCTGGTCTCCCCACACGCTGGCTCGCACCCACACGGCGTCACCGGCATCGACCCATTGGCCTGTCTGCTGGTCGTATCGGCGTGGCGTGTAGGGGATGCTGACGTTTGCGACGGGTTTCCCGGATGGGGTGAATCGCATTTCGGGGTCTGCGGCCGCGTACCCGGTGACCGTCATTTCAAGTTGGGGCCTTGCAGCCATTTCCTGTTCCTTCCTGGGGTGCTGTTTATATTGTCGTGTTTTCGGCCGGTATTCGCGAATCGAGACACGCCGGGGCGAGATATTCCGCGATCAAATCCGCATCGAAATCAATCACCCGAATCGGAATAATCTCGTCGTTACCAGCTGCGAACCTCTCCCACGGAGTCATTTCGCATCACCCGAAACGACGCCGAGAATCGTTGCGATATCCTGATGCAGGAACCCCTTACCGGACTCTTGCTCCAAGAACATGGCCGCGACCTGCTTTGACGCCTCAGTCTCATGGCTCAACACCTTTACGAGAGCGATGAGGTTCGCGACCCGCATCTGGTCCGCGATATCAAGGAGAGCGCACACGTGCGCCTCAGCCGTCGGGTCCCCATCATCGGTCGAGAACATGGTCGTCTCAGCCACAGCCCGCCACGACGGCGGCTCCGGGAACGTCGGACGCTCATCGAACTTCATGATTCCTCCTTGGGGGTGTACGCCGGAACGTGGACGATGCTGTAGGGGGCATACTGTTGGGGCAGTTCGGACCATTTACCGGCAATGACATCCTTCATCAACCGCCACCATCCACCCTCCCTAGCAACCCAGGGACGCCCCAGAATATCCACGGCGATAACGCCATCCGAAGCGCCACGGGAAGCACAACCACCGTCATTGATCCCCACAGAAGCCTTCAGGTCGTCGATTTCCTCTTCGAGGACGGCGATGTGGTGGATAAGCGCGTAGATGTCGCCAACCGCACCCCCGCAGCCACACTTCTCGTATTCGTAGTTCCTCAGCTTGTCGACAATCGTGGCCGGGACGCTCATCTCTCCTCCAGCCGGGTGATCTTGTCTTCCAGGGTGTCGATGTGGTCGAGGAGGTCCTCAATATCGTCAGCCATGGCCTCATGGTCTCCGGGGATTACTCCTCCGTAGCCTTTTCCTTCTCGGTAGGCGTTCAGTGCCTTGCGGATATCCTTGGTGTTCCAAAGCCAGGGGTGCCGGGCGGCTGGGGTAGTCATTTCATTCTCCTTAGGGGTCACTGGAACATGGGGCAGACGCGCTTGTGGGATCGGATATCGTTCTCCAGGTCCCGGATACGCTCATTAGCCCAATCGAGTTGGTAGCGGGTGTTCTCGGCGTCAGCCTGGGCCGCGTCACGCTCCCTGAGTGAGGAACTGATGCTTGGGCCACCCAACCCTGCCGGGTCGCCGATCATCTCCCGCTCCTCGTAGACCTCCAGCTCCGCTATGCGGGCTTGCATCTCCTCCCTCTCTCTTTCAAGGGCGGAGGCAGTCTCAACCAGTTCATTGACGGCCTGTATCGCCGCTTCATGGTCTCCGGCCTCGATTAGTCCGGCGATCAGGTCGACGGTGTTCATCGCTCTTCTCCGTCCTGGTAGCGGGTGAGCCAGGCGAGGGCGAGGGCGCCTACCTGGGTGACTTCGGCGATGGTGTCAGCGTTGTGGCCCGTGGCCTGGGCGTTGTCGTAGGTGAGGGCGGCGGCCACCTCACCCACCTCCTCAGCCAGGGCGTAGAAGCGGGACTCGTCCGTGTGGCCGTCCGCGTCCAGGGTCATCCCCGGATGTTTGACGGCGGCCCGCTCCCACTCGGCGACGAACGCGGCCGCCGGATCCTCGACATCGAGGTGGATCAGCAGGCCGGCGGCGGCTTTGGCGACATCGCGAAGCTCGCTCGCAACCTGCTCCTCGGTCCACGCATAGGGGCCGATCCAATCGTCCCTCTCCTTCTGCCAGGCGATGCAGCAGACGCCAGTGCCGGCAAGGCCCGTCGCCTCCATCATGTCGGCGACGTAGGAAATCGGGTCTAGCGTCGTCAAGACAGGCTCGGTGACGGCTAGCCTGTACTGTTCAGCGATCGGGTGGGTCATTGGTGTTCCTTCCGGTGGGTGTGGGTGATGAGGATGAGGGTGATGAGGAGGACGGTCATGCCGCCCCCGTGGGGTGGTTGGGGCAGACGACCTCCCCGTCCATGTCGTCGGTGACCTCCCAGCCGAGACGGCGGGCGAGGGCGTAGGCGGCGTTGAGGAGAGTGACGTTCCGGTCCACGTCGTCGGGGCCTTCAGGAAAGTCGATCCGCTCCTCACAGCCGGGCCAGTCACAGGACATCGACACATAGGCCCGCCGAACCGGGATGACCTGGATCATGACCGTCCTTCGTCCTGGAAGAGGTCGGTGGGGTCGGGGTACTGCTGGGGCTGCTCGACCGCCGGGGTCAGGCGGCGGGCGCCACCGTCCACGCCCAGGTCACGCATGAGCCCATCCACCGTGAACCCCTGAATCGGGAGATGCTGCCCCTGCGCCGCCTTCACCTTCAAGGACCGCAGCCCCGTCAAGTAGGTCTCCCCCGGTGCCCGCATCTCCACGGTCCCCGTCACCTCGAACGGGAGAGACTTCTCCGCGCGCACCTTCCACGTCTTGTCCGTCGTCGGCCGCCCGTTCGCCATAACCGTCACCTGCTCCAGGCGCGCGGTCACGAGCACGGGGCCGGGGTGCGAGTTGAGGGCGGTCACGAGCTTGCGCCACTGCCGCTTCGCCGTGTTCCACTGGTCGATCGTCATGGACGACTTGCCGCGGCGGATGGTGACGGCCTCCTGCTCGCCGATGAGCATGTCCCAGACGTTGGTGATGGAGTCAACGACGATGCAGTTCGGCTTGCCGGCCCGGGTGGGTTCGGCGCTGGCGTCTCGGACGGCCTGGAGGATGGACGCCATGGTGCCGTCGTGCTCGACGATCTCGTACCGTGCGCCCGGCAGGGATCCATACATGTCGGCGTCGCTCTCGCCGACCTCGATCCAGAACGTGCGGCCGATGAGGTCACTCGCGGAGAACGCCGCGGCTGCGTAGGACTTGCCGGACTTCTCCGCCCCGGCGAGGAGGAGGAACGGCCAGGAGACCTGCCCGGTCGGCTTGCGTGTTTTGAGAGCCATGGTCAGTCCTTGTCTGAGTCGAGGTAGTAGGCGGGGGCGGAGATGGAGTGGACGATGGGTGGGATGCCGGGCCACTCCCCGGAGTCCAGGCACTCCCGGTAGGTGCGGAGAGCTCGCTCGACCTTGGTGCGGCCGAGGTCATCCAGGGTCCAGTCCATTTCGCAGACGGACACGAGGTAGGGGGCCCGCTTGGAGACGACGACGTGGAGGAAGCGGGCCTCCTCGCCGGTGAGGTCACGCCAGATGCGCCGGTACCAGGCTCGCTGCACGTCGTAGCCGTAGCGGGCTGCCGCCCTCGTGAAGGCGTCGGGCTGGGCGTCGTCCGTGGTTTTCAGGTCCACCAGGACGTGCGCGCCGTCCCCGCCGGCGGGGGGCATGATCCAGTCCAGGCGGCCGCGCATCCACACACCGGTGCCGGCGTCCTCACTGAACACGCTCACCTCCGGGTCTCCGTCGGCGAAGATGCGACGGCACAGGGGGTGCTCGGTGACGGCGGCGGCGCAGTCGTGGATGGCGTCGTAGACGTCCGCCTTCAACGGGATCCCACCCTCGGCGCGGACGCCGGCTGCCCACTCGCGGGCCGCCTTCGTCCCCGTCGAACCGGACGCGGACAGCACATCCTCCGGGTAGCACTCCAGGTGCGCGCCCACGCCAAGCACGAGCGAGTGGACAGCGCTCCCGAAGTCAAACTCGGGGCGGGGCGCTCGCGGCCTGTTCCTGTAGTAGTGGAGGGCCGCGGGGGCGTCCAGGATCATCTTGGCTTCGGTGGAGGACAGGGAACGGTGGGGTGTGGGGTCGCAGTGGTACCACTGCTCGTCGAGGCCGTGATAGATGCCTGGCTTGTCGATGATGAGGCTCATAGCGGGTAGGTCCTTGCTCGGCTGGGCATGGGGGCTGGGGAGACGCAGGGGTGGCCGGCGGCCGCCAACTCGGCGACGGTGGGGTTCCGGCGCGGCTTGGGGCGAGGCTTGATGCCCTGCCGCCTGCGCCTGGCTTCGGATCGGCGGGCGTTGCCGCACTTCGAGCAGCAGCCTTTCCCCTGGTGGGGGAGACTGCCGGGCCAGTCTTCGACGTCGGCGCTCCGGGGGCGCATGAGGACCCCGCAGGCGACGCAGTGCTGGGGGATGCCCCAGTCGATTCTGCGGCTCACCGGTCGCCCCTCTCGGTGATGCGGATGAGGGAGTGGTCGCGGCGGATGAGGCCGGTGGGGAGGGAGCCGACGTGCTCCCAGCCGTCGCGCTGGAGCTTGCGGACCCGGCGGAGGCCGATGGGCCCCCAGGTGGGGATCCACTGGGACTCGTAGAGGAAGAGGGTGCTGGTGTCCATGGGGTGTTCCTTTCGGGGATGGGGGGGGTTAGAGGCCGTTGGTGAGTGCGTCGGCATCGACGCTTAGGAGGGTGGCGAGGGATTCGAGGAGCCTGGCCCGGTGTGCGGCGTGCTGGCCGAGGGCGCCCCAGGGGGTGTGGGCGTCGATTCGGCCGGCCCCGCGGCGTTGCCGGTCCCGCTCGTCGAGGGCGGCGGTCTCGCTGTCCTGGTAGTCGGCGCAGGCGCACAGGAACTCGGCCGCGTCGCCGACGTCCACGTCGTCGCCGGTGACATCTTCGAGGCGGGTCACTTGTCCGCCACCCACGCCATCCAGGCGGTGGTCTCCTCGGCGAGGTCATTGGAGGAGAGGGTGTCGTCCCTGGTGGGGGTGGCCCAGACTCCGCCGTCCTCGTCGTCGATGCGGGTCCAGGCCCGCCCGGCTTCGTCGCGGACGACGGTGCCGTTCGGGAGTGCCCAGAGGTCGTGGGAGTACATGCGGGCCCGCCCGTAGGCGGTGGCAGTGACGGCGTGCAGGATGGATTCGAGTGCGGTGATTTGGTCGGCGTTGACCTCCTTCTGGCTGAGTTCAGCGAGGATGGAGGCGGCGTTGTCGGCGGCGGTCTTCCACTGGTTCCGGTAGAGGTCCACCTGGCCCTTGAGTTGGTCGATGGTGTCGCGCTGTTCGCGGACGGTCTGGGCGAGGGCCTGCTCGCTGAGGGTGGGATCCGCGGCCTTCTCGGCGGCTTTGCGCTGGTCGGCGGCGAGCATGAGGAGGCTGATCGCGCCAATGGGGTCGCTGCCGCTGCGGTCGAGGAGGTCGCGGGCCTTGTCGCCGTAGGTGGCGGTGGCTCGGGCGCGGTCCTCGACGGCTGCGGCGGGGACGTAGCGCGCGGGCTTGGGGTGAAGGTTGACCTTCATTTTTCATGGTCCTTTGATCTGGGGATAGTGTGGGTTGGGTTGGGGTGCCCGTGTTGCCCACATGGATAACTTAGTGCTCCATGTGGAGCATATGCAAGCCGAAAGCGTCCCGGTTACCGAATCGTGATGACGGGGGTGTGGAATCGCCTAAGGCCCCTCAGGCGCCCCAAAAACGGGCGACCCTACACGGGCACAGACGCGGGGGCGTTAGGCCGCCCTAGTGGCCTTACGCGCACGATTCGAGGCACCCCCGGGGCGCCCACCACCCCCAGGGTGCGACGAACGCGCCAGAGCGGCCAACACCTCACGAGCCCGAGCCGCCCCATCACCCGACGACTCAGGCGACGGCGCAGCCGTCAACTCAGCCACCGGACGGGCCGACGGAAGCGCGTCAGCCCACGGCACACGCCCCGCACCCAGAGCGTGATCCATCCGAGCCAGCACCTCCGGCAGCGGCGTCGACGGCTCCAGCTCGGCCACCTGTGCCGCCTGCGCCAACGCAGCGCGCCCATGCCGGTCCGCGTCCACGTCGGCAGCGCCGTTGCCGATGGCCCTCAGGAAGCCCCGCAGGTACGCCGACTGCTCGAAGCCGCTGCGGCCCTCCGTCGGCAGGCTGTGGCGCTCACGCCAGGCCCGGATGCGCTCGCCCCGGACGGCCTTCGCGGCTCGGTTCACGTGCTGCGGCTTCGCCGCCCCGTAGGTCTCGACGTCGCCGGACGCGACGCGACGCACCGCCTCGGCGAGCACCTCGTCGGTCATGTCCTGGTCGAGGAGCGTCATCCAGGCGCGGATGCGCCGCTTGCCGCCCTCGGCGTCGACGATGCCGGGCAGCATCCCGGCATCCACGAGGATCCCGATTGCCAGGCTCACGCCCGTTGCGGTTGCCATCAGAGCCCCTCCTTCGCGAACTGCTCGGCCAGGTCGTAGAACACCTGGCCGCCCTGGGATTGCCCGCCACGAGGCCGCTGGGACTGGAGGCGGAGCGTGTCGAACTTCTGGCGGAGCTTGGGGACGCTGAGGACGTTGGCGCGCCAGAAGTCGTTGCCCTCGGCCCAGTCGATGACGCGGGTGATCTCCTCGACGGTGCGGCCGTCGCGGTCGATCATGAGGCGGGCCTGTGTGCGCCAGGCGGCGGTGATGCGGGGGGTGCGTCCGGTGCGGCGCTGGACGCTCGCGGCCATGGCGTCGCAGACGGCGTCGACGTCGGGGCGGTGCTCGGCGATTGGGGTCGGCTCGGTGGCGTCCTCGTCGTCGCGCGCGCGTCCTCTCTCCGACGTAGTCGGAGAGAGTTTAGAAGTACGTAGTACTTCTTCTTTCTCTTTCTCTTTCTCTGTATTACCGCTGGTAGTACGACTCGTATCCGGGTTCGTAGTACGAGTCGTATCACGAGTGGTATCGCGTCGCTCCCACCGGCGACGGACATTGGCGGAATTCCGCGCCCTACGGGCATCCGACTGCTCCTTGGAGTCCTGGTGCTCCAGGAAGTCACGCAGCACGTAGTCCCCGGTCTCGTTCACCTCCAAAGAGGGCCTATCAGGGTGGTTCGTACGCAGTTCCGTAATAGGGTCCGTACTACGACTCGTATCCGGGTTCGTAGTACAACTCGTATACGAGTCGTATCCCCAACGTCGATCCGCGTACACCCTCGGGATCACCCCATCGGTCTCGCCGCGCCGGCACCAGAGGATCATCTCCACCAGCGCCCGGAACGCGGCGTCCGACAGGACCACCACCTTCGGGGAGTCCGCGAAGTCCACCGTCATCCGCGCCCAGATGCGGCGGTCACTGCTGCGAGTCATCGCCGCCCCCATCCGTCGTCCAGAACGCTTCCAAGGCCACCGGGCACAAGGAGTCCTCGTCGTAGTCCAACTCGACCCGTGAGTCCGCGTGGGCTCGCACCTGCTCGGCGAGCGCCAGCAGGTCTGCCCTGGGGATCACCTCACCGTCGAGCGGGATCCTGGCAGTCATCTCAATCATCATTTCCTCCTAGCATTTGTTACGGGGCTGGTTTGCATGCGCCAGGTGAACGCCGTCCACGCTTCGTCGTCCCACGCCTGCGTGGGATCAGCGTCTCTGGCTGCGCACTCGGCAGCGGACTCGGCAAGCTCTTCCAGGTAGCGCCCCCACATACCTGCGGTATCGAACAGGAACAGATAGCCGGAGACACCGACATCGCCCATGGCCTCATACGCCCAATCCTGGAAGTCGCTGCCACAGTAGGAGTCGTCGCTGTAGGGGCCCTTCCACCTCATGACGTGACTGACCACGGCTTGGCATGGCTGGCACTCGCGCCACTCCCAGATCGCCCCGTCGTCGACGACCGTCGACCGGCGGTACCGCTCGCCCTGGGGGATGCGGCGGCCACAGTCATCGCACCGGACGCGCCCCCGCGACCGGGGAGACCTCTCGTGAATGACATCCACGATGTTCACCGCCCTTCCTGGGCTGCGAGGCGTGCGGGTAGGTCGATCGCGTGAGCGCTGTAGGTGTACTCGTCCTCGCGGCCGACGAGAACCCAGTCACCTAGATACAGGTGGAACAGGTTGCCGTATGCGTCCATCAGGACTGCGCCGGCAGGCGCGTTGCGGACGTCGTTGATGGTGGTGAGGGACTGGCCGGTGACGTGATCCTGAGCCTTGGAGACGCGGACCTGGACGCCGACGAGGTGGGTGTTGTCGGCGTAGCGCTTGACGGCGGACCAGCCGACGATCCGGGAGTCATCACGCAGGACACCGGGCCGCTTGTAGGGGGCCAGGGCGTCACCGACGGCGCGCTGGAGCTTGTCCAAGTCGGGCTTCATCTGCGCGTGCTTGCGGGACTTGGGGGCGCTCTTGGGGCGTGGGAGCCGGAACTCTGCCCACACCTCGACTGGGCCGTCGTAGCGGGGTTCCCAGTAGGCGGCCTGTGCGGCGGCTTCGGCGGCTCGGCGGACTTTGATCCGCCACGCGTCCAACTCGGGTCCGCGGTCGTGGGTGACGACTACACGCTGACCAGACGCGAACGCGCGCGTGGAGCCCTCGGTGATCGGCTCACCGGGGACGAAGAATGAGAATGAGTCCATGATGGTTCCTAGTGTTTGGGGGCGGGCTAGGCCGCCAGGAGAGAGAAGAGGTCGCCCTGCTCGAGCGCCGGTGCGGCGTCAGCGTGGCCGGTGAGGTAACAGGTGCAGCGAGGGTCATGGGTGACGTTGGTGTCCCACACCTGCCAGGAATCGACGCCAGCGAGGATCGGGACACGCCCCTGGGTGTCGGTGACCCAGCAGAGGGGCGCGTCGGCCGGCCAGCGGTCCATCCGGTGGGTGCAGGCGGCGTGGTCACCCGCCCGGCAGCCTTCGCACACGCCGCCATTGCCGTAGAAGCGGCGGCAGGGGCACCGGTCGTAGAGGTGCGGCCACTGGGTGTAGTCGCGCCGCATGGGAGGCAGCCAGGCGTGCTCTCGCACCCAGGTCGCCTCCTCAGCGGGCATCACGGGGGTATCCATCGGTCAGAAGAGGGGGATGGTCCCCATGGTGGGGTCCTCGACGTCGGTGGACTGGTGGGCGGTGAGGCAGGTCGGGCAGACCTGCGCCTTGGTGATGTTCTCCTCGTCGGCGGGGGCGTACTGGCTGCCAACTGAGTCCCACAGGGCGATCGTTCGCCTCCCGGCGCAGAGCGCCTCAATCTCGACGGCGGTAGGCCCGTAGAGCGGGGCAGGTGTGACGTCAGCGATGTGCCGAACCAGCAAGCCGGGCGTCAGGTAGCGGGTCATGACTCCTCCTGCCAGAGTCCGCGCTCGGCAGCCAGAGCCGCACAGATAGCCTCGAAGAGGAGATCGTGGAGGCGGTAGACGATGATCTCCCCGCTAGGGTCGTAGCCCTGGTGGTAGCAGGATGCGAGGTCTCCTAGGGCGCTGAGGAGCCAGCCGATCCGCTCGGCGGGGTCCATGCCCAGGTCTCGGTCGCGGAGCTCGTATCCGATCATCTTCAGGATGGGCTCGAGGTAGCCGTCTGGGTCCCGTTCACTGAGCGCCTGGAGGCATCTGGCGGCGACGAGGGTGGCGAGGTTCTTCGCCTGGTCGCTGGGTGGGTGGCCCTCCTTGGCGCGTTTGGCTGCGGCTGCCCATGAGGCGCACAGTTCGGCGACGTCGCGGGCGAGGCTGGCGACAGGCTTCCCTGGCGTGTCCTCTTCCGTCGCCCAGAACTTGCTGATCGCCTGCCGTGCCCGCTCGGCGTGAGCGAGCATGGCCTCGAAGTCGGCGCGGCGCTGTTTCATCGTCAGGGTGGTCATGCTGCGGCCCCCTGGGTGATGGTGTAGCGGCCGGTGAGGAACCCGTCGATGAGGTCGGCTTGGCCGGCTGCGGTGATCTTGGGGGTGGTCTTCTCTTCGCTGCCGTGGTTCGTGGTGATGAGGGTGACTGAGGCGCGCAGGAAGCCCTTGTCGAGCGCCCACTGAGTGGGGGCGTTCCAGAGGCGTCCGCGGTTGCGGCACAGCCACCCGTGGTCGCGGAGCCAGGTGAACAGACCGGGTTGGGAGATGCGGACGCCTTCGGCGGTGATGGCGGCGGCGACCTGTTTCACGAGGAGGTCTCCGTCTGAGGCGGCCAGTGTCCGCCCGAACCGGGTCATGGGGGCGTCCTCGGCGACTTTCGCTTCAAGCTCGGCGCGTGCGGCGCGCTCGTTCTTCAGGTCGGTGGCGAGGCGGATGAGGAGGTCGGGGTCGGTGAGGACTTTCTCCAGGGTGTCGGGGGTCATGTATGCCCCGTGCTTGCGGATGCTGGGGAGGACCTCTGTGGTGATCCAGCGGCGGAACGCTTTGGCCTCGGGCTTGTCGCTGCGGAGGATGACTTCGTAGAGGCCGGCCTCGGTGATGATGGTGGTCGCCTGGGTGCCGCCAGGGGTGTCCATCGGGTGGACGCCCTTCATGTCGGTGTCTAGGCGGGCTGAGACGTTCCGGGTATTTGTGATCCCGAGGGCGTGGCAGACGTCTGCGAGGACGAAGCGGGGTTCGCCGTCGGGGCCGGTGAGGGTGCGGACGGCGTGTCCCTGGTAGTCGAATGGGGTGATGGTGGTGGTCATGCTGCTTTGGCTTCCTGGTCGTTGTGGTGGGGGTGCTGGGGCTGTTGGAGGGCGCGGGCTTCGTGGTCGCTGGCGTACCGGGCGCGGATGGTGAGGGTGAGGATGGGCTGAGCCCCGTGCTGGATTGAGGCCCTGGGGTCGGAGAGGAGGACCATGCCGAGCGTGCGCAGTAGGTCCATGAGGTCTGCGGTGGCCTCGCCGCGCTGGTGGACCACGGGCACGTCGGGGATCATTCGCCACAGGTAGCGGTACTCGTTGCCGCCCATGGGGGTGATCTTGGTGATCGGGGAGATGGTCACGGGGGTTCCTTTCAGGCTTCGGGGAGGCGGTCGATCCAGGCTTCGAGGTCGTCTCGGCGGATGATGTACTTGGTGCCGGCCATGTGGGCGGGGAGGTGGAAGTCGGGGTCGGTGGCCTTGACGGCCTTGCGGATGAAATCGACGGACAGGCCGGTGGCGGCGGCGGCCCCGGCGAGCGTGTAGGTGAGGACGACGGTCATCAGTGCCCCTCTTTCTCGGTGCGGATGGTGTGGGTGACGGTGGCGGCGGTGAGGGCGGCTGCGAGGAGGAGGACGCCCGTGTGGTGGCCGAGCGTGGCGCTGAGGGCAAGCTCGGTGAGGATGGCGGCGGCAGCGGCGGCGGCGAGCGCGTAGGTGGTCATGCCGCTACCGCCTCGGCGCTGAGGTGGCGGCGGCTGCTGATGAGCCAGCGGCCGACTCTGCGGCTCGTGGACTCGTAGGTGTTCCCGCTGCGGGTGTAGATGGTTGTGGCTTTGAGCCCGAGGAGGCCTGCGAGGGCTTGGGCTCCGCCGTCGTAGGGGATGAGGTCGATGGTGAAGAGTCCGCTGTGGTGGGCGAAGACGTCGACGGTGCGGATGTCGATGCAGTTGCGTTCGGCCTCTTCGATGAGGGCGTTCACGAGGGGGAGCGCTTCGCTGATGGGGCGCTGGGTGGTGGGGTTGCACATGGGGGTTCCTAGAGATGGTGGGGGGGGTAGGTTGGGGTTACTTGGTGGCCTGCGTGAGGAGGTCGGTGGGGGTTGTGTTGAGGGCTCCGGCGAGGCGTTCGGTTTCGTCGATGGTGAGTCCGTGGCCTTGGTTGTGGAGTCGTCGGTAGAGGGTTGGGTAGGGGATGCCGGTCTTCCGGCTGGTTTCGGAAACCGAGAGGTTGGATTCTTGGAGTTGTCGGTTCAGGACCTCCGCGAGGCGGGCGGTCATCGGCGCGTTAACCATATGGATAATCTAGTGCGCCATATGGATCACTGGCAACTTCCTGGGAGCCGCGTTACCGAAATGCGATCTTGTTCCCCATATGGAATAGTGATCGCATGGCCAAGATCGACAAGGACCCCACCAAAGGGCTGAACGCCGCCGTCGCTGCCGAGCTCCGGGCCGAGCGCGTAGCCCAGGAAGTCACCTTCGATGACCTCGTGGAACGCGTCAGCCTCTCCAGGGCCACGACCTGGAGGCTGCTCAACGCCGAGCGCCTCATCACCATCGAAGCCCTCGTGGAGTTCGCCGGAGCCCTCGGCGTCAGCGTCCTGGAGATCGTCGAGCGCGCCGAGAAGCGCCTAGCAAGGGAGGCACCCCCCCCCCGCCGAAGGGGGCGCCGCCACGCCCTAGCGATGGCGTAGCGCCCTAGAGACACAGAGAGGCCCCCACCGCGATGGTGGGGGCCTCAGTGTTGTTGGCGGCTGGCTACCCAGGGCGACGTGACCTTTCGTTGGGAATACTGGGGAAAGTCGGTTTGTCGGAAACATTGCTATCCAACTGCTATTTTGGGGGTAGTTTCGCGGCGTGGATCTGCGGTATTCTGCCGATCATGGGGGTCAAGGCCCGCTGTCTTGTAAACAGCAGGTCGTCGGTTCGAGTCCGACAAGCGGCTCCACGAATCCGCGGAATCATGCGGAAAACCACTCCCCCACGGTACGCTGTCATGCGACAGTCTAGGCAACACATTGCTATCCAAACTGCTATCCGCTGCTACCCGAGGAGGAGTCATGGCGTACGGCGAAGGGTCCATCTACCAGCGCAAGGACGGGAAGTGGGTCGCCGCCCTCCCCGTCGGCTACACCCGCACCGGCGGACTCAAACGCGCCACCCGGATCCGCAAGACCGAAGCCGAAGCCAAGCGCGCCCTACGCCAACTCCGCCGCGACCACGCCGCCGGCCAGACCCAAGGCGCAAGCCCAAGAACCACCCTCAAGACCTGGTGCGACCAATGGAAGCAGGCGGCCGCCCAGCGCCTCCGCCCCAAGGCATACCTCAGCGCCAAAGACCAGATCGACCACTGGATAGTCCCCACCCTCGGACACAAACGCCTCACCGACCTCACCCCCGCAGACATGCGCACCCTCGACCGCGCCCACGAGGCCGCCGGCAACTCCACCTCCACGGCGCGACGCACACGCGCCGTCCTCTCCAAGATCCTCACCGACGCACGCAGCGAAGGCCACCACGTCCCCACCAACGTCCTCGACGTCCCCCTCCCCAGAAAGGCCCCCAACCCGAGGGGAGCCATCCCCGTCAACGACGCCGCCACACTCCTCCACGCCTCCACTGAACCCGACGCCTGGCCGCCCCTCCCGACCAACGTCAGCACCCAGCAGCGCAAGTCCCGCCGCCTCGCCGGCGAGCAAGACGCCAGCCGGTGGGTCGCCGCCCTCCTCCAAGGCGCACGCCAAGCCGAATGCCTCGGCCTCACCTGGGACCGCGTCAACCTCGACGACGGCACCCTCACCATCGACCGCCAGCTCCAATACATCCCCACCCGCGCCATGGAAGGCGACCGCCCCCCGTCCTGGTACGCGGCCGAGCACCTGACTGGCCGATACTGGCTCGTACCGACCAAGACTCAGGCCGGGAAGCGAGTGCTGCCGATGACGCCGTGGATGGCTGCAGCCCTGAGCGCCTGGCGCGACCAGTGCCCGCCCTCCCCCTACGGGCTCGTGTGGCCCCGCTCGGGGGGCGGCCCGTGGTCGGGGGGTGACGACCGGCTGGCCTGGCGAGGGCTCCAGGATGCGGCTGGTGTCCACAAGGGCGGATCCGGCACCGAGGGTGACCCGTGGTCCTACTGGACGGTCCATGAGGCCCGGCACTCGACGGCGACGCTCCTCATGGCCGCTGGCGTCCCGGCCACCGTCGTCATCTCAATCATGGGCCACTCAGCCATCACCGTCACCCAGAACTACCAGCACGCCGATCTGGAGATGGCTCGACAGGCGCTCGAATCGGTCGCCCCAAGACTGGGCCTCAGCGCGTAGAGACAACGAAAGGCGCCCCTCCCACCCGAAGGTGAGAGGGGCGCCTTCCCGTCAGTCGTCGGCGAGATCACCGATCGGGGACTCCCCAGGGCCGCGCGGCAGGTCCCCCAGGGGCGCCCCACGGTCGAGGGCGATAGCGCGCGTGCGGCGGGCGACGCATTCCCATTGCGCCGCTTCCCGCCGCGCGATCTGCGCCTCCGTCTCCCTGCCCTGCTGGGCCCGCCAGAGAGCGCGCACAGCGGCGGCGATCTGCCCGAGGAGCGCGGAAGCGAACCCGCTGGTGACGACAACGGCTATCAGCTCCGTGGCTCGCATCCAGTGTCCTCCCTCTCTATGGCGCGGGCGGCGGCGTCGGCTTCGATGGCCTTCGCCGCGGTCGCGCCGATCATGGCCTGCCGGAGCGGCGTGTCAGGCTCGCAGCCCGGCTGCCACGTGCGGCCCCAGACGCGGGCCATCCGCTGGCCGATCATGAGGAGAAGAGCAAGGATGATGAACAGCGGCCAGCCGGGCCAGTGATCGCTACTGAGGACGCGTGCGGCGTCCTCGCCGGCGACGACGATGAGCCCGAGGGCGACGAGGGCCGCCGACGGGCCTTCAACGCCCCACCATCCCCGCCACGCCGCGGGTGCCCCGATGGAGCACCCGCAGATGGTGGTCAGGCACCCTACGGTGACGTCCCACGGCTGGATACGCGGGGAGCCCAGGATGAGGGCGACGGCCACGGCGATGAGCGTGTAGGTCGCTGCCATCATCGCTGAGATCGCCCTGGGCTCGTGGAGCGTCGACCAGATGCGGCGGCCCCAGCCCATCACGGAGCCTCGTGACGGGGCGTGTAGTGGTCCCTGGTCTCACCACCGGGGGTGACGATGCCGGCCCAGTTCAGGACCGAGACGCCGCCGATCTTGATGCGAGAGAGGACCTGATAGCCGGCCCACGCGAAGCCGAGGAACTTGCCGACCTGGCCGGCCAGGAGCTCAACCTGGAGCGGGTAAGCGCTGAGTGCCCAGGCGCCCACGGTGAGGACGACGGCGGCCCCCACGACGAGGGCGACGCGGCGTCCTCGGGTCCACCACGGCCGGTCCAGGGCCGCCTGCACCAGGGGCCACAGCGTGCCCAGGATGACGGTGGTGACGAAGGGGTCAGAGAAGAGTTCCTTCATGTGTGTTCCTTTCGGTAGGTGGTCACCAGAGGCGGCCAGAGTTGGAGCGAGAATTGTTGAGCGCTCGCTGGAGAGCGCCGATCGTTGCCGGCCCCGCCTCGCCATCCACCCAATCCGCGAAGTCCCAGCCATCCGGCAAGTACCCGCGATGCCAAGCCATCACGAGGTACTGGAACGTCCTCCACGTGTCCGGGCCGAGCACGCCGTCGACGTCGAGCGCAGGCGAATCGTTCAGATCAGCCTGAGTGTTGGCCGGCACCGCCGAGTTCAGGAACTCCTGGAACCGCTCCACCGCGGGGGAGCCGTCCTCGTCCAGAACGCCGTCAATGGTGGTGCCCATGACCTGCTGGAGCCGGCCAATCGTCGCGGGCCCGAAGACGCCGTTACAGACAAGCTCGCCCTGACCGTCACTCTTGTTCCACGCCCCGGTGTAGGAGCTCGCCTGCGGCGCGGACGTTGCCGGGGCGCTCACGGTGACGTGCCCGCCGCCGATCATCGCGTCCCAGGCTGCCCGGTCGCGCAGGCGATCCAGGTCGAGGTGGCTGTTATACCCCGGCAAATAGCCATCCTCGGTGTACTGGTGAATGAGGACGTTGCCTCCCCAGTAGGGGACGGGCGGCGTCGGCGGGTCGCTGTACGCCTGCCCGTAGGAGGCGTAGTTGGGGCCTCCGGCGTACCACAGCGGGAACCGGGAGGCGACGGCGGACCAGTCCCCGCTCCCCATACCCTCCCCGTTCAGGTAGATGCCCGGGGTGCTGCGGGTCTCGGCTGCCATCTGATGCAGGATCACGAGGGCGTCCGAGGGGGCCAAGTTGAGGGCGTCAGCCTCCCAGTCCAGCCAGAAAGTTGCGCGGCCCGCATATGCCTTGGCGCGGTCAAGGAAGAACCGGGCCTGCTCGCCCGCGTCCTCGTCGTTGGCGAAGAGATAGAGGCCGAGGCGCTTGCCGGCCCTGAGGGTGGCCTCCGCCTGAGCCCTCCAGTAGGGATTCTCGTAGCCGGTGCCCTCCGCGACTTTGACGATCACGAAGTCCGCCCAGATCGCGCCGATGTTCAGGCCGCCCTGGTGGCTGGAGATGTCGATGCCGTGGGCGTGGGCCGGGGCCGAGGAGGCCGCGGGGGCTGCCGGAGCCGGGACTGTGGAGGTCGCCCTCCCCTTTGCGAACTCGGGCCACTGCTGGAAAAACTTCGCCTCGTTGAACCGGTGGCAGGAGGTCCACGCCCCGCGCTGTGTGTACGGGTGCTCGCTGTACCGGGCGGTGTGGGTCTCCTGGCCGGTTTGGTCGCCGCGCTCGCCGTAGAGGTCGCCGGTCTCGGCGATCCACGCCTCGGACTCGAGCGGGTCGTAGCCGTTCTCGACGATCACGATGACGTGGCCGACGCCGCCTTCGTTCCCGGCGGACAGGACGATATCGCCGACCTGGAATCCGCCGTCCGGCGTCAGGTTCTCATCCGGCCAGTTGACCTCATCGAAGCCGCGGGCCTCCATGCCGGCGCGGAGGTTCCCGGTCCAGAAATCGTTGATCTCCAACAGGGCCTTGTGACCCCATGGTACGCCGTAGACGTCGTGCAAGCCGTAGGAGATCGACCCAGCGACTAGGCTCGAACAATCCGCGTTCTGGGGGCTGGAGCAATGCCCCGCCCAGTCCGCGTTCGCGTACCAGCTGCGCCGGTCCTCGCCCTGGCTGTAGCCGACGGGCTCGACGTCACAGATTTGGCGGGCGATACGCGCGGTGACTGCCCCGACGGTCACAGGACACCTCCCTGCTGCTGCTCCCAGCCCGCGGCGAAGTTGATCGGGCCGGCTTTGAAAGGCGAAAGCCAGGCACGGGCGACGTTCTTGTAGGTCTTGCCGTCGACCACGATGCGCTCACCAGGGCCCACCATTGCATCCCGCTGGAGGTCCTTGATGTTCTTCGCCTCAGAGGCGGCCGCACTCTCGTAGGCGTCGATGAGCTTGTCGACGTCGGCCTTGCAGTCGCTCAGGAGTGAGCGGCGACTAAACTCGCTCGATACGCGCTCCATGAGGGGGTAGAAATCGGTGTCTGCCATGAATCGGAGACCGCGCTCCGACGTGTCCATGAATCCGCCTGCCATTATGCCATGCTCCTTGGTGTCGCTGTCGCTGTGATTGAAGAGTAGGAGGAGTCTCCGGTGACGGAGAATGTTCCTCCCTTGCCGTATGCGCCAGTGAATCCGGCACGAATTTTCGGGTCCCTTCCGGCGGGGACCACAACCATTCCGGTCACGGTCACGGTCGCACCCGTTGAGTCATTGGGGAAGCGTGCCCGGAATTGGCGGTCCATGATGAGTATGGTCGCGTCGATATCGCCTGCCGCGACCCTCCCCCATACCGTGAATGCGACCTGGACGAGCCGGTCATAGGGGCGCACCCCGATATCAACCTGGGTGGCGCCCGAGTATTCACGATCCTTGAGCGCGAGCGTGTTAGTGAGTTGCACCCGGGATTCGACGGCCTGGACCTCGTTGATTGGGGCCAGGACCCAGACGGCCCCATTCTTGGCCCCGTCGGAGCGGTAGAGGATTCCTCCGACGTCGAGGTAGGCGGGGTGCGCTGCCGTCGGGGCGTGGCCGGCAGCCTCTGCCTTCGACAGAATCTCGCGGCCCGCAGCGACAGACTGGGCGGGGAAGACGATCCCCGCGGCGTCCAGGGCGTTCGTCCACGCCGCCAGCAGGTCATCCCCGGCATCCGGGACCGGGACACCCTTCCAATGAGTAGTCGGCATTCATTCGCCCTTTCACTTGGTGTAGTCGACTGCAATCACGCAATCATGGGACCAGTAGCCGTATGACGCGGACCCTTGCGTCTCGAATGTGATTCCCCGGTAGGTACCGTTCTTGAAGTTCGGCCACAGGGCCTTCGGGATAGGCAGCCATCTGCCTTCGCCGCGGCCCCATCCGGCCGTCTCAAGCCAGCGGCCATTCGACGCGAACTGCGCCGGCGCGGAACCCCACCCGTGAGCACCGATGCTGGCGACTCCCGTCTGCCCATACCAGTGCTTCGCGTACACGTAGAGGGCCATTCCCGTAATCGTTGCACCACGAAGATCAGCGGTCATATCCGGGAAGCCGACAATCGAATTGTAGACGCGGCCCCCATACGATCCCTGCGGCAAAGAATCGGGCCACGCCGAATCGGGGGAGTTATTCGAGTAAGCCCGCCACCAATTCGACTTGTAATTCTTGTGGTAGTTCCGCTTCGGTGCGGGCTGCTCCTGCGGCACAGTCTTCCCCAGCGACACTGACTTATTTACCTGGAGCGTAGGCCACACGGCTTGCCCCATGTCGCGCACAAACGCCTGCGGCTGCGGCAGGCTCTTATCC